CCGCCATCAAGTCCGGTAGCGATCGCGGCGAGTGTGGCAGTGAAGCAGGCGAAGGCTCCGGTTCCGAAGGTGGACCCGGCGAAGCTGCCCGGGAAGCCGGAATTCGTCTCACAGAAGACGGGTGCGGCAAACGCGAAGCTGGCGGACGATCTGCATGCGGTCGCGTCGAAGGGCGACCTACAGGGATTGCAGGCGCTCGGAGACCATTTGCCGCCGAGTCCGAAGCTGCAGGAGTATCACGCGCAGCTCGTGCAGAGTGTGGCGAATCAGTTGAACCCGCCTCCGCCGCCGAAGCAGGTATCTGGGACGCTGGCGGACATTTCTCAGAAGGCTGGCGTGGTGAAGGACGCCGGGAAGGAGAAGGTTGGCAAGTGGATTGTTGTGGCGTCGACGAATTCGAGCGGCATGTCGGCCTTGTCTACGAACGCCGCATGGCAGGAGAATCCGTCAGGTCTCTGGGAATCAGGGCATAAAAAGTATTTGGCACTACCGGAGGATCAAAGGGGGGCAGTGGCTCATTATCTCGGTGGTGGCTATATCGAGATGAACAACCAATTGAGGAAGGCGAAGCCAAAGAGTTCAGCACTGGCTGCCGCGCAGGGCGTGACGTCTGGGTCTGTGCCGTTGCCAGTTGGCTTGCTATTGTCCAGAAAGCATGATCTGGGCACGGAGGACGTCACGAAGTTGTTTGAGTCTGTCGGTAAAGTATTGCAGGACAAGGCAATCATGAGTGCGTCCACGAAGGAGCATGTGTGGAGTGGGAACGTCCATTGGACTCTGACGGTATCTGATGGCGTCAGGGGTCTGCCCGCTAAGTCGTTCGGACTTCCTTCCGAGCATGAGATCACCCTCCCTCCGAACACTCGGATTCTGGTGACTAGCGTGGAGAAGGGCGGTTCCTACGGGACTCACAAAGCAACGGGCGTAATCTTGCCGTTCCACGAGGATCAGTGCTGTCCGCCGTAAGAGTGAGAGAGTGAAAGGAAAGGAAATATGGCGAAACGCCGACCTGCAGAACTAGACAAGGACCTATTCCGGCGCTCGCTGTCTGTGATCCATGGCGGCGCGGCGTATCTGGGAGACGACAACGTGATACGCGGGCTATTAGCGTTAGTTGCGCATGAGGCGATGCAGCTGTCTAGCTCGCGTGGTCCGGCGGATCCCGTTGCGGCGATCGAGAAGTCGGCTCGGGCGTGCGCGCGGGTGTTTTTGGGTCAGGATTCGCGGTACGTCCCGGTGCCGAAGTGGAACGAGTCGCAAGGCGGCTTGGTGCCGTTTCTCAAGACATGGTGCGGTCGCGAGGAGGACAACGCGGAGGATGTGGTCGCGGGCTCGATCTTGGAAATGGTGAGCGAGTTGCTGGATGTGGCGGAGCTGGCGGATCAGCCAGAGTCTCTGGACGAGGATTGGCAATGGCAGGTAACGGACATCATTGAGCGATACACGAAGTTATTTCTGGGCGTGTCTTTGCCAGCGCAGGCGGTCTTTGATAGTGAAAGTTGAGTGATGGAACCCTGCGGGTTTGCGGAATCAAACGCGGTCTTAAGCCGTCCTCCCGACATGGAGGACTGCGATGCGCTGTCTGTGCTCCGTGGTCAAGACCTGCAGAATCGTCCGGTGGTCGTTTCGTGTTGGAAGGTGACGGCGGAAGAGTTGGAGGAGATCAAGCGGACTGGTCGGGTGTGGCTTTTACTTTGGGGGCCGTCGATGCCACCCGCGACAGTTTCTGGGATCAAGCCGTTCTAGTTGGGGATCGCAATATCAACGGACCGAGTAATAGATCCCCATTGCCACGATCGACAGGATACAGCACGTCATCGCAATCACACACCACAACATTTGTTGTGGCTAAAGACCGTGAACCCATACCAATCACCTAGGCATTGCGAGGATGGTGCGCCGGGCGGAGATCGCTGGTTGTTTGTGTTAACTTTATTGCTTGGTGGATGGTCTGCTTTAGCGTTTGTGTTTTCACTGGCTCATTTGAAGAATGTGAAGGTGCAATGGTTTGTTTCACCGTTTCCACCGTGGAATCTGATTGTCTTGGTGTTCACTTATGCTTTCCTAGTCTCAGTGTTCGTGTGTCTAACAATTGCGTCCTGGGAAAAGTGGAAGGAATCTTGCCAAAAAGGAATCGACTATGCATCGGATCAGGGAGGTGCGGATGCGCGAGGGCATATCGATCCGGTGTGCATCGAAGCGGATGGGTGTCACAGCTCGCGTCGCACGGCTGCAGGAGCGGGCCGGCACGGACTTGCGGTTGAGCGATCTACAGCGATGGCAGGCAGCGCTTTCCGTTCCGTTGGCTGAATTGCTTGTCGACGATTGCGAGATATCTCAGTTCGCGCTATCGAGATCAAAACTCGTGCTGGTGATGAAGACTGCGCAGGCGATCCGTGAGATCAGTCTCGACAACTCGCGTGTGGCACGGCTGGTCGATACGATGATCGGTCAGTTGTGCAGGGTGATGCCAGAACTTGAAGGAGTCATTGCGTGGAACGTCACTGGTCCACGAACTGGCGTGGAACTGGGGAGAGTCGAAGGGAATATCTTCCAGTCCGAGATCGATTTGCAGGATGACGACGACATCGCGTGGAACCATGCCGACCATCAATGAACAGTTCGGTAACGACTTACTTGACTCACCAAGATTAAAATGATCAGGACTTTTCAATACAAGCTGTATCCAAATCAATCGCAGATTAAAACTCTGTCGAGGTGGCTTGGAAAATGTTGCTGGCTCTACAACAACGCGCTCTCGCAGCGTATTAAAGCTTACAAGCGTCGCGGTGAGTCGGTCAGTTACAACGACCAGCAATCACTACTTACTGAGCAGCGTCGACGGATCGAATCACTGCGACTTGTTCCTGTGGCCTTTTCTCGCGATGCTTTACGTCGTGTTGATCGAGGCATGAAGGCGTTTTTCCGCCGCTGCAAATCTGGAGACAAACCTGGATTTCCTAGGTTCAGATCCGGCCACCGCTACAACTCGCTGGAATGTCTTGCGGTCGGCGTTTATTTGAAATGCGACCGCATTCGCATTCCGAATCTTGGAACGATTCGTTGTCGTGGTCGGCTATTGCCGGAAGGTGAGCACAAGGCATTACGAGTGATTCGCCGTGCCTCGGGCTGGTACGCCCAGATTATTCTGGACGACGGCAAGCAGCCGCCAGTTACGAAGCCGGCAGAATCGTCAGTCGGAATCGACGTTGGGCTGACACACTTTGCAACGTTGAGCGACGGTACGAAAATTGATAATCCGCGATTCACAAAAACGTCGCAGCACAAACTGACCGCTTTGCAAAGGCGTGTTTCACGTCGTAAGAAAGGCAGCGACAATCGTCGCAAGGCAGTTAAAGCACTTCGTCGGCAGCACGAACGAATTGCCGACCAACGAAAGTATTTCTGCCACCAACACACAACCGAACTGGTCAGCCGGTTCGATTTAATAGCGTTCGAGAATTTGAACATTTCAGGCATGGTCCGTTCACGTTTTGGAAAATCCATTCTTGATGCAGCCTGGGGAATCTTCATCGCGCAGTTAGTTGTCAAAGCTGCGAATGCTGGGCGACTGGCTGTCGCGGTGAAACCTCGTGGCACATCGCAAGAGTGTCCAAACTGCGGACGGGTTGTGCCGAAACTTTTATCCGAGCGAGAACATAACTGTGTGTGCGGTCTCCGATGCCATCGGGATCACGCCAGTGCCAGAGTGATTCTTGCTCGCGGCCTCGTGGTAACTGGGTCGAATCGCCCGTGGACGGACTCTGCCACTGATTCTGCGCCTGTAGCACATGATCAAGCAGACCGGTTGAAGCGGGTAGACAGAAAGCTTGCCAAGCGGTGAGTCAAGTAAGTCGTTACCAGGAGCACAACCGAGACGTGGATTACGCGGCTGGGATCATCGGCGGCGCTCTCGCTGCCTATCTGCTCTGGCAGAGGAAGAAGATCGTCGAAAACCTATTGGCGTACGGTGTCCCGGAGATGGTGTGGGACGGCGTGAACGAGATCGAGCAAGCGACGGCGTTGCGGAATCGGTTGACACCGCCACTCGAGGAGGTAGTCGAGGCGTCTGTCGTGAAGGAGGCGACTCGGATCCCTCGCGTGAGCGCGAAGAAGCCGGTTCGGGCCCGCGAATCGGCTACCAGCTATTACAGGAGGATCAAGCGGTCCGGGTACCAGGCACCAGAGTCGGTGGTCAAGGCTGCGTCTGGGAAGGTCTCGGAATTGCTTGGTGGCACGCATTGGATCGAGACGGCTGTCGCTCCGTTCAACAAGGCCGAGATCGAGATGGCGAAGGCGGTCAAGGAGTTCCCGTCCAACCGCCGCAAGGCCGTGGAGCAGGTGCGGAAGAAGTTGGTTGACTTGGAGCCAGGGCGGGTCTCAACGATCGCGGAGACGGAGGCGAACGGGGCTTTGAACGCCGGCAGCCAGATTATCGCGGACGTTCGGAGCACGCTCGGTGTGGCGGACACGAAGACGTGGCTGACGATGCTGGACGAGCGTGTTCGGCAGTGCCACGTGGTTTTGCACAACGTGACGATCGCGCGGAACGATCTGTTCAACGTGTGCGGGTCGCTTGCTCCGCATCCGGGCCATTGGGAGTTGCCGATCGCGGCAAGAATTCACTGTCGCTGTTTCTTGTCCATCGGAGGCGACGAGTCGGACATCCCCTATCCGCTCCCAGAAGACCTGCGAATCGCTGTATAATAGCCACCCGAAAGGTGTAAAAGTGTGCGCACGGTTCCCAAGAAATTTAGGTAACCGTAAAAAGCGACGTTTTGGTGCCATTTTTACCAATGGGGGGGTACGGAAAAAGGGCGTTGTGATACCCTTGTTACGGGTGGTGTATTCAGCATGATGATTCTCAGTTTAGAAACGGTCGTGGACGGCAACCGGGACATTCAGTTCGTGGCGATCGGTGACCATGGTGACGGTGGGAAGCTGTTGGGTCGTGTGTGTCTCG